AATTTGTCTTTGATTATTTACATCATACTCAGGTGTAGGTTCTGGTATGTATGCTGTTATCTTTGCCATTATCTTCTTCCTCCTGCTTCAATGTCTAATCTTAAAGTTCCGTATCTCCAAGTTTCATCAAGAGCATCATTCTCTATTTTTAAACTCACCTGTCTTCCTCTAACTCTGGTGTCTACTTTATCAGTAGATGAGGTAATTGTAAATGGCCCCGTAATTAATGGAGGCGTAGTAGAAGGTGTTGAATTTGCATTGGCTGGGTAATCTCTAAAGAATAATGTAATTTTTGCATTACCTGATAAATCTTTAAAGTCTGGAATAAATCTTCTAACACGCATAATTAATTGACCGTCTCCACCTATACCTTGTTCTGAAATATCATAATCTCCTGATTCTATAAAAGCTGCAATTAATGTTTTAACACCCGTTGCAGATACTTCATTAACACCTACTTCATGTTGCCAGTATTTAGTTGCTCCAACTAAAGCACTTACACCATTAATAGTTGGAAACGTTGGAGTGTTAGTTGAATAAAATTCTGTTGCATAAGGTAAATCAAAAGTAGATGCATCTGCGTAAGTTGTTCTTGCTAATGATCCTGTCGTCCAAGTGTTTTCAAGATAATTATAAACTACGTTTCTATCAACCTGTGTTGATCCTGCTTTTGCATAATTCCAACCTACTTCATTGTATAATGAGTTGTGATAGCCATAAGTTATTTGACTTGCATCAAAATTAAAACCTAAATTATCTCCAGAATCTGTAAATACAAAGTCTTCAACTAACGATGGCAACTGTTTAACCGTTCCATCATAGACAAAAAAACCACCTCCAAAGCCAATCCAAAACACAGCGCCTTGTGCAAATACCATAGCATGTTGACCAATGCATCCACAATTTGTTCCAACTTGTCTTACAGAGAATGTAAATGGAGGACCAACAAATTGAATAACATAAGCTGCTACATCAGTAAGTACAAAGATATAATCTTTACCTTGTATAGCCCCTATAATTTCATTACCCGTATCTAGTCTAAAAGTTCCTGCAGTGTTAGTTACTGTTGGTGCATAAGTGTTAATGTCTTCTTGATTTGAAAATCTTATAAACATTGGATCTTGTGTAGAAGGTGATCCAATGGTTGTCTCTGTTCCAATTAAAAATAAATGTCTATCTCTATCAGATACAATGCTCATAACAGAAGCCGTTGGTGCACCAGATACAACAGTTGCTCTTGTTGATGTAGCTCCTGCAGCAGATGGATCCCAAGTAAATGTTGCTCCGTTCTTAATTGTTGCAACTAGAATCTGTCCAAAGTTATCGAGTGACCAGGATCCGGGTGCAAGTGTTACACCTGCAGTATTTGATTCTTCACCCCAATCAACCCAAAATGTTGCATTAGTTACCACTGCATTATCTAAATGTGATACAGCTGTAGATCCATTAGCGCCTCTTACACAACCTGTAAAAGTAGTTGCAGTTTTACCTGAATAAGTAATTAATTCTGTATCAATATCTATTCGACCAGATGTTGGAAATGCAGCAGTTGCATCTACAGTAACTGTTGGACTTGAATTGTTAAGTGATCCATCTAATTGTGTTGTAACCGAAGTTGGAATAGTTCCACCCCAATATCCTGTACCATAACCATAGGCAGGAGTTTGAAAATTAGGTCCGATAATAATATAAGGAGTTGTAGTAATAGTGCCTCCTGCTGTAACGCCCGTTCCTGTTTCAGCAGTTGCCATAGTAACTGTGAAAGTTCCTGATGTAGGAACCGTTTTAACTTCAAAAGTATTAGTTGTAAAATCTGCTGTTGTATAACTTGTTGTAGTAGGTCCTGGAGTTGTAACAGCTGTAAATATAATATAATCACCCACCTCTAAACCATGTCCTGCTTTATTAATAGTGACTGTTGTTGAACTTGTTACAGAGGTATAGGTACACGAAGTTAAAGCCGTGCCAAGGGGTGTAATATCAAAAAAAGAACCCTGATAATAAATAACTAATAGTTTAGAAGTACCAATAGCTGCATATTTTTTACCATCTAAAGCAGTCCAAGTAAGCTGGTCGCGCGCGACGCCCGCGAGGGTTTTATTAACTAATTCTTGCCAACCACCTATCTTTTGTGGTTCTCCATACCTAAATCTAACATTATCACCATCAATCCATTGCCCTTCGGCTCCGGTTGCAGTTTGTTGTTTATTAAATCCTGGCTTAAATTGTATCTTCTGTAAAGGCATAAGCCTTTCCTTATATAGGTTTTATTAGTAAATGCACTACTTTTTTGGAAGTACTATATTCTAATTTATATGTATTTAATACCTATTTGTTAAAATAATTTATGTTTAATATGATTCTTCTGTCCACATCTGTTTGACTAACTACTTTATGTAAAATATTTGTGTCAAATATTAAGACTTTATTTTCTTCAGATTTTATTTCTATTTCTTTTTTTGTTTTTATTATTGTTTTACCATTACAAGTATTTAAATAAACAATAGCTGTTTTACAATTAGGAAAAAAATAATCATTATGAAAATTAGATTCAATTGGTGTTAAAGATTTTAAAGTTAAATTTAACCTAATTTGAACTAAAGACGCAATATTCAATTTATCTAGTATAAATTGAATAAAAGAACTGTGAAATAAACTTGAATCAATTTTGTGATCATTAAAAAGACAATGTGTCCAATATGATTTATTATTATCCCCCGCTAATCTTGCTCTATAAAACCATGAAATATTTTCAGAAAACGCCATATCTTTAAATTCATTAAATATTTCTTTGGTACAGAAATTATTTATAATTTCATAATTATTTTTCATTTATTTAAATTACTTTCTTTAATTTTTTGTAAGTACTATATTCCAATCTGTTTTTTTAAGCAAATCTTCTAAAAGAATATCTTTTAACTTGTGTGTTTCAATGTATTTATTAATTTCTACAGAATCAAATACTACCCATTCTCTTTGTGTTTCAAATACAATTTTATCTGCTTTTGTTTTTAAATAACCTATTTTTTCTAGTTTATTATCTTTAATATCTACTGGTCTAACATCAAATTTAAACATTTGATTAGATCCTAGAAGACGACCCTCTATATCCCATTTTTCATCTTTAATTTGAGCAAGGGTTGGGTATGTAATGTCTGTTAAATTTTCTAAAAATTTATTTAACATTTTTGTTTTAAACTTTATTGACTAATAATATCATTATAGGATATACTTTTCAAGTAAGATTATACAAGAATTATGATAGAAATAATAGATATATTTAAACATTCTATAACTAAAATAAAATTAAAAGAAAATTTAAATGAAATATACAAATTTTGTATTCATGCAAATAAAAAACAAATAGGACAAATTAAAAGTAATTTAGGTGGATATCATAGTGATAATTTAAATATAAAAGAACCTATTTTAAATACACTTGTTAATAATATAGAATTAAATGCTAACCTTATATCTAAAGAATTATTTAAAATTAATATTGATTTAAAAATAGACAGCATGTGGTTTATTATTAATAAACACAAAGATTTTAATTTACCACATACACATACTTTTTCTAAAATGTCAGGTGTTTTTTATGTTAATGTTCCAAAAGATTCTGGAGACTTAGTTTTTTTAAATGATTCTCAAATAGAAAGTTATTTAGATAGACCATATATTTCTGAATATAGTATACATAACTCATCTAGTTATTTTGTTACTCCTGAAGAAAATACGTTGTATTTATTTCCTTCTTGGTTAACACATTATGTTAAACCCAATCTTTCAAAAGAAAAAAGAATATCTATTTCTTTTAATTTAAATTAAAAAATGTTTATTGAACAATATCAAATTAATAAAAAAGTTTGTTCTGATTTAATAGAGTATTTTAATCTAAATAAAAAATTTCAAAAACCAGGATTAATAGGAGATAATAAAGTTGATTCTAAAATTAAAGATTCTATGGATCTAATATGTTTTAATACAAATATAGATATCAATGTAACTAATTATTTAACTGAGTTATCTATTTGCGTAAATAAATATAAAAAAAAATATGTCTATTCTGATAAAAATCAATTTAATTGGGGAATAGTAGAAAGTCCAATAATTCAAAAATACGAACCTAATGGAGGTTTTAAAACTTGGCATTTTGAACGAGATGGATTAAAAAAATTTTTATCAAGACATTTAGTTTTTATGACTTATTTAAACACTGTTAAAGACGGAGGTGGAACAGAGTTTTATTATCAAAATAAAAAATTTAAAGCTAAACAGGGATTAACTTTAATATGGCCAGCCGATTGGACTTTTACTCATAAAGGCATAATTTCTAAAAAATATGAAAAATATATTATTACAGGGTGGCTTAGTTACTATTAAAAGACTAGAAAAATAGTTTAAAAGATACTATATATACTTATACATTATGAATTTAGAATATTATTATTGGGTTTTTCCAAAAGCTTTATCAAATAAATTTTGCGATGATTTGATAAAACACGGAAATTCTCAAAAAGATAACGCTGCACTTATTGGAGGACTTACTTCTGATAAAAAAATCAGTAAAAAAGAATTAAAAAATATACAAAAAACAAGAAACTCTAATGTTGCTTGGTTGGATGAGGAATGGATATACAAACAAATCATGCCTTATGTCTTAGAGGCTAATAGGAGAGGAGGTTGGAATTTTGATATAAATTTTTCTGAACCGTGTCAATTTACTAAATATGCTCCCGGACAATATTATGGTTGGCATTGCGATTCATATGATAAACCTTTCAACACACCAAATTTTCCTAAACAACATGGTAAAATTAGAAAACTATCTGTTACATGTTCTTTATCAGATCCTTCAGAATATGTTGGTGGAGAATTAGAATTTAATTTTAATATTCCAAATAAAACAAAAAAAGAAAACATAAGAAAATGCACAGAAATACTTCCAAAAGGATCTGTCGTAGTGTTTCCTAGTTTTGTATGGCACAGAGTATGTCCTGTTATACAAGGATTGAGACGTTCTCTTGTAATTTGGAGTTTAGGATATCCTTTTAAATAATGACTCCAGAAATATTTGCAATATTCCCAGAACCTATCTACAAAATTAAATTAAACAGGTTTTTTACAAAAGAAGAAAATACCTTCTTTATTAAAAGAAAAAGTAATGTTCGTAAGAACGAAGGAAACATTACAGGGTTAGATAACTTTGTTTTAAATTTTAAAGAAATGAAAAATCTTCATAATAATCTAATTGAAGTGATTAATGATTATTTTATTAAAGTAATAGAAACTGATAATAAAATAACACCATATATTACACACTCTTGGTTAAACTATACTAAGAAAGGTCAAAACCATCATTCTCACAATCATTCAAATTCAATTATATCAGGGGTGATATATATTAATGCAGATAAAAACTGTGATAATATTAAATTTGAAAAAAGAGGAAATGTAATTGATTTTAATCCAGCCAGATTTAATTTATTTAACTCAACATCATGGTTTTTTCCAGTTGAGACATACGATATAATATTGTTTCCTTCTTATTTATATCATAAGGTAGAAATTAAACAGGGTACAAATGAAAGAACAAGCTTAGCATTTAATGTGTTTGTAAAAGGAACAATAGGAAGTGGTCTAACATTTACAGAATTGAATTTATAATATGAAAACAATACAAAATTTTTTAGACACAGAAACTCTTAGTAATATTAAAAATATATTACTCGGTGAAAATTTTCCATGGTTCTATAGTAATTTTACAGGGAACGATAAAGATTATTCTGATTCTTTTTTTTATCATTATCTCTTTTCAAATAATCAACAATCGAGTCTTTATTTTAATAGTGTATTAATGCCCCTTATTAGTAAGTTAAATTTTAATTATTTGTTAAGAGCAAAGATTAATTTTTATACTAAAAAAAATAAATTTATAAAAACAGCCTTTCATATTGATTCTACCGAAAAACATACAGTTGCTTTATTTTCAATTAATACAAATAATGGCTTTACTTTATTTAAAGATGGTAATAAAATACCTTCCATTGAAAATCAAATGTTAATATTTGATGGAAAATTAGAACACTGCAGTGTTTCTCAAACAGATGAGAAATATAGAATAAATATAAATATAGATATAATATAAATGAATTTTAAAAAGAATAAATATACAATAATTAAAAAAGCAATATCAAAAGATTTTGCTTTATTTTTATACAATTATTTTTTAATAAAAAGACAAGTCGCTAAAACTTTATTTGATACAAAATTTATATCTCCTTTTGAAACTATGTTTGGAGTTTGGACAGACGAACAAGTTCCTGGAACTTATTCCCATTATGCAGATATTGTTATGGAAACTTTATTATTAAAACTTCAACCAGTTATGGAGAAACAAACAGGATTAAAACTTATACCCAATTATTCATATGCTAGAATTTATAAAAATGGAGATATTTTAAAACGCCATAAAGATAGATTTAGTTGTGAAATTTCTACTACATTAAATTTAGGAGGAGAACCTTGGCCAATATATATTGATCCAACTGGTTCTGATAACGTTATAGATGAATATAAAAATGTAATGAAATCCAATGCACCAAAAGGTGTAAAAGTAGATTTAAAACCAGGAGACATGTTAGTGTATAGAGGAAATTTACTTGAACATTGGAGAGAACCATTTCAAGGACAAGATTGTGCACAAGTTTTTTTACATTACACAAATATAAAAACACCTGACGCAGAAAAAAATATTTATGATAAAAGACCCCATATAGGTCTTCCCAATGATTTTATTATTAAGTCATGATAAATAAAAAAGTATTATCAGAAGTTTCTATATATTCTGGAAAAATTAAAATGCCAGAAGGATTTGAAATACAAAAAGAAAACCTTGTAAAAAACATATCTATTTCAAATTATTATGAAGATATAAAATATCCTTTTTCTATTGAATGGGATAAATTAAAAAATTTTATAACTGAATTTACTTTAGTAGAACACAAATTAAATTTAATACCAAAAGATACTTCAGGTAAATATTATGAAAGAAACGAAATATCAAAGCCTATAATATCAGTAAATCCTGTTGATTTAAAAAATTCACCTGATTTTATTTTTTTATATGGAGTAGAAATTGATCCTAAGACCTGTGAAGTAGTAGTTTATTATGACGATAATAGAAGAAAAGGAAGAAGTTATACCTTTAATTTAGAAACAAATAGTTTTATTATGTTTCCTTCTTCACAACTTTATTACATTAAAAATAATAAAAATTCTTTTTTAAATTATATTCAAACTATAAATTTTGATTTTATTTAAATTCTTACTAAATCCCAAGTCTGATTAGGTTCATTCCAATCGTATCTATAAACAGGATTACCACTTGCTATGGTTTCATCCAGCTGTTCTTGTGTTAATGAAGGAGAATTTCCAATAGGAGAAACCCAACAAGCCTTTTCAGAATTAAATACCCAAGATGCGTATTGTTTCTGATGTAAAAAACAATTATATTCTGAATGCCATTTATAACCTATTTGCGCATAGTTTCCTCTAAAAGGTGTTCCACCTGTTCTATGTAAATTACTCATAGTATTATAAGAAGTTTTTATCCATAAATTAGCCGGCCAGTTATTATGTTTTTGTAAATATTGTTGACCAATGCTTTCAGATTCTTGATTATTTTGATCAAGTAAATATTTATCTTCAATATAAATAACACTTAAAACAATATTATCTTCAGAAATTTTTGCAAAATGAGCCATTATTTATATTTGTATCTGATTACTACTATTCCAGATCCTCCGTTAGAAGCATTTCCACCTCCCCCACCGTTTCCAGATCCGCCACCACCACTACCAGTATTACTAGCAACGTTTGTTCCTGCATTCCATCCTGTTCCACCACCACCATCTGGTGCTGCTCCATTTTGAGCTCCGGCTCCACCACCTGCAAAATATCTTGTTCCTGGTACTGTTCCTGTAGTTCCATAAGCTCCACCAATTTCAGGGTTAACAAAAGATCCAATTCCAGCTTTTCCACCTGTGTTACCACTGGAATCTGCTCCAACTCCGCCTGCTCCGCCGCCACCACCTACTGAGAAAGTTGCTGGTGGTTGACCAAAACCTGTTCCACCATTATTTCCTTGAGGGGGACTTACTGGAGGAGTGTTTCCTCCTCTGCCTGGTGATATATCCGCTCCACCTGATCCACCTGGTACTACTCCACCTGGTATAGGAGGGGGGCCTCCAGATATAAGCGGGTGACCACCACCTGCTCCGCCACCAGCGGATGTAATTGTTGAAAATATTGAAGGGCTACCATTATATCCAGAATATGCTCCACTAGTGTTAGCTTGTAATCCACCTGCTCCACCACCACCAACTGTGATAGGGTAAGAAGATGCTACTACAGGTATTCCTGTAGGATTAGAAAGAGGGGACATTGTAGGCGCTGGTAAACCATAAAAATTTGATAATCTAAAACCACCTGCACCACCAGCTCCACCAGCTCTACTATCAGGATAACCATTATTTCCTCCGCCACCACCTCCGGCAACAACAAAATAATCTACGTTATTTGTAGGACCACTTCCAGCTCCAGTAACTGCGAATGATCCAGGACTTGTAAATGTATGAATTTTAAAATCTCCACTAGTAGTTTCTGTTCCACCAGTTGCAGTAATAAAAGGGCTACCACCTGCTGTAAATCCAAATCCTTTTGCAGATCCTGCTCCACGTGTTGAATTAATAGGCATTCTTTCTACTCCTTATTTAAATTGAGTTTGCGACGCTAATATTGTGTAAGTTGATGCCGCTGTTTTAATTGCTGTGTAAGTGTAGACATCATTAGATGAAGCGTTTCCAGTTGTTGGAGCCGCACCACCTTGATAAACTAATGTAACACCAGTTGTTGTTCCATCAACTTGTACTACGTTATTAAAAAATGTTGTGTTGCCTTGTTTCGTGATTAATGCAACCGTTGCAGACTCACCCGTTGCTAGAGCCGCGTTTAATGTATTAGAAGCATTTCCTCTTAAATTAACTGTAAAGTCTGCACCTAAGTTAACGTTTTGAAAATATACAGCTTGAGTAAGTACATCATATGTAAATGTTGTTATAAAAGTTGTAGAAACTGTTACTG